AGATCGCCGACGACGAGCTCCAGGCCGACGCGCTCCGCGGGCGCGGCTTCCGGCCGACGCCGCTCGAGGCGATCGACGCGCACGAGGCGCAGGCGCTCGAATTCGCGAAGCTCGCGGCCGAGCGCGAGCACGAGATCAAATACAAGCTGTCAGAGAAAGCCGCCGCCGAAGTGCGCGCCGCTGAAGCCGACTATTCCGGACACATGCCGTCCGTGCCGGTGACGCCGATCCCGCCGAAAAGCGGCCTGGCGTCATGGGCGCAACCGAAACCGAAGGAGAAGTAATGGCTGCACCGAATGGCTACCCCTCATATGTGTATAGCCGGACAGAACCCGCGGTGATCGTCCAGAGCCTCGCCGCCTTCAATGCGCTGCCTGGCTTCTGGGGCACGACGCCGTCACCGGAGAACCCGCCGCAGCGCCCGCCGATCGACGTGCCGGGGACGCCACTCGCGGCGATGCTGGCGATTCTGCTGCTGCTGACGCAGCGGTTGCCCGAGCCGCCGGCGACGACCGCGCTGCTCGCGGCGAGTGAGCCGGAGCCAGAACCAGAACCCGAGCACGAGCACGAGCGCGGGGCGAACGGGCGGCACCGGCGAGGAAAGGCGGTCGAGTAGATGGCCGCCGTGACGCCGGACGGGTTCCCGTCATGGATCTACCATCCCACGCGGCCGACCGTGATCGTGAAATCGCTCACGGCGCTCAATGCGCTGCCGGATCGCGGGAACTGGAGTGCGATCCCGTATCCGGAGAATCCGCCGTCGTGGCCGCAGGCCGCCAGCGGCATCGGCAACGAGCTCGAGGCGCTGACGGCCGTGCTGCGCCTCGTGCGGGCGCGCTGTCAGCCGGCGTGACGCGATGAGTGGCACCGCGCTCACCTACATCACGCGCGCGTTCGAGAATTTGAACGTGTTCCAGCCAGGCGTGACGTTGCCGGCGGCGCAGAGCACGCAGGCGCTCGCGATCCTCAATCAGATGATGGGGACGTGGGCGCAGCAGCTGACGTCGTCCGCAATCGCTGGCGTGAGCGTGCCATTGCTGGCAGGGAGATCCACCTATTCGTGGGCATCAACCGGCGATATTACGACCGTGCCCGCGCCGTCGAATCAAAACCAGATCCAGTCTGCGACGCTGCGGCTGGGGACGACGACGCCCCCCATTGAGATTCCATTAGCCGTTCTGACGGACGACATGTATACCGCCATCCCAATCAAGAGCTTATCCAGCACACAACCGACCGCTATTTGGTTCCAGATCGGTGCCCCTGGGAATGCGCCGACCGTCTTTGTCTGGCCGGTTCCCAATAATGCGCTGCATTCGCTGGGTATTTATGTGCAACTCAACTTTGGACCCTTCGCGGACCTCAGCACCACTAGCTATGTCTTTCCTGATGGCTATGAGGAGGCGATCATTTACAACCTCGAGCGCCGCCTCGCCGGCCCGTATGGCCGCGACATGCCGGCGGAAGACGCGATCCTCGCGCGCGAGACGTTCGCCAACATCATGCGCGCGAATCAGCGGCTGAGCGACCTGCCGAACGATTTCGCGACGGCGTTCGGTCCCGCGCATAAACACGGCTACAACATTCAAAGCGGGAATTATTAAATGATTGGCACGACACGCGGCCCGCTGAACAAGTGCGAGGTCATCACGCCGTCCGACACGGTGGACCTCACGCGCTACACGCAGACCAAGCAACTCACCGACGGCGTTTACGTCGGCGGCGGCGCCGGCGTGCTGGTCGTGGTCACGGCCGACAACACGACCTGCACGCTGTCGGGCGTCATCACCGGGCAGATTTATCCGATCGCGGTGCGCCGCATCAACGCGACGAACACGACGGCCACCAACCTCGTCGCGGTCTACCAGATCTAAATGGCGCCCTCCGCACAGAACGTCGGCCTCCTCGCCTCGGTCGGTGCCACGGTGCGTCTGACGCCGCCTGGCCTGGCCGGGTTCGGCATCCAGATCACCGGCACCTGGGCCGGCACGGTCCAGTTTGAGGGGTCGATCGACGGCGTGACGTTCGCCGCGCTGAGTGCGACGCCGATCGGCGGCACCGTCTCGGCGACCCAAGCCACGGTGAACGGCCTCTGGCAGGCGGCGGCGCCGCTGGTGTCGATGCAAGTGCGGATGTCGGCGTGGACGAGCGGCAGCGCCGTCGTGACGTTGAACGCGGTGGAAGCGGCCACGGGGGGGGCGGCTGGTGGTGGTGGTGGCGCCGCCGGTGCGGTGTCAATCGCCGACGGTGCCGATGCGGCGACCGGCAGCACTACGGACCCGGCGGTCGTCGGGGACAACGCCGGCACGGTCAACAGCCATCTGCGCGGCCTCGACAAGATCCAGGCCGATGTCTGGGATTCGGTCAATCACCGCTTGCACGTCAACGTGGACAACGCCGCCGCGATTGGCGGCGGGACGCAATACACCGAAGACGTCCCAGCGGTCACCGATCCCACCGGCACGATGCTCATCGCGGTGCGGCGCGACACGCTCTCCTCGTCGGAGGTAAGCGCGGACGGCGACAACATCACCGCGAAGTCCACCTCGAAGGGTGAGCTCTACGTCAAGCACGTCGATCCGCTCACCGTCGCCCAGGCCGCGGCGGCCGCCCTCAATGCGACCGTGGTCGGCGCCGGCACCGCCGGCACGCCTGCGGGCGGTATCGTCACCGTGCAGGGCGTCGCGAGCATGACGAAACTGCTGGTGACGCCCGATAGCGTGGCGCTGCCGGCGAACCAGTCCGTGAATCTCGCGCAGGTCGGCGGGCAAACCACGGCGACGGCCGGCGTGAACGGCACGCTCGCGGTCGGCGGCAACGTCGCGACGAACGTCGCCGTCAGCGCCAATCCGGTGAACCAGGGCGCGCAGGGCGTCTCTGCGGAGAATAGTGCGGTCACGACCGGGCGCATGGTGCAACTGGTCGCGGATCTGGTGGGCAAGCTGATCGTCCTGCCCTATGCGAATCCGGAGAATTTTGTCTCCGGCGTCACGAGCGGCCAGATGACGGCCACCACCTCCACGACGTGCGTCGCCGCCCCGGCGGCGGGCCTGCGGAACTACATCACCACGATCACGGTGTCGAATACGCACGCCACGCAGGCCACCGATGTGCTGATTCAGGATGGCAGCAACGGCACGACGCTGTGGGTGGTGCCGGCCGCCGCCGCACAAGGTGGCGCGGTTGTGACGTTTCCCACGCCGCTGCGACAACCGACGACGGCGACCGCCATCTTTGTGCAGAACGTCACGACCGGCGCGAGCACGAAGGCGTCGATCGCGGGCTACAAGGGCGCGTAGATGGCGTTCGCGAAATACAAGCAACTGACGCTGGCGAGCAACAGTATCGGGATGAGCAGCGACCCGACCACCTGGCCGCTGTGCATCGGGCGGGGCTACGGGCCGCAGGCCGCTGACACGGACCTCAAGGACACGAGCAACGGCGGGGTCATCCGGCCTGATGGGTTCGACATCGCCTTCTTTGACAGCGTCGCACAGACCACGCGCTATCCGGCCGAGCGCGTGCTGTATGACGGCGTCAACGGGAAGCTCGAGGCGTGGGTGAACATCCCGACGCTGACCCGCGCGTCGGCGACGGTCCTCTACATGTTCTACGGCGACGCGACGATCACCACGGACCCGAACAGCGGCGCGTTTGGGAAGACCGCCGCGTGGAACACCGGCTACACGAACGTCTACCATCTCGGTGACGGTTCGACGCTGTCGCTCGCCGGCAGCACCACCACGCCCGCGAACCTGACGAATACGAACAGCGTGACGGCGACGACAGGGGACATCGCGGGCGGCGCGCATTTCGTCCGCACGGCCAACCCCAATGCGAAGTATCTCTCGGTGTCCGCTGTCGCCACCACGACGTTCCCGGTCACGCTCGACTGCTGGGCGAAGCTCTCCGACACCACCTTCGCCGATGCCGAACAGCGCATCATGGTCGCGCTGTCGAAAGCGACCGGGAACGAGGCGTTCTGGCTCGCTTACTGGCGGCAAGCGTCCGACCATGTCACGTATCTGATGGTGCTCGAGAATAACGTCAACAACCCGAAGTTTAACTTTTACGCGGTGACGGTCGATACGAACTGGCACCATCTCGCGGCAGTCTTCACGAATGCGACATCACTCGCGCTGCACATGGACGGCGTATCCATCAGTCCGAACACCTCATTTTTAGGCGCGGGCGTGACGCCGGCCGGCCTTGATACGACCTCCATCGGCGTGGAGCTCGAAACCGGCCCCTTTCAGTGGGCCAACTTCAACGGCGACATTGACGAGGCGCGCGTCTCGAACGTGGCGCGCAGCCTCGATTACAACATCGCCAGCTTTCAATCGCAGAAGGCGAGCAACACGTTTATCACCTGGGGCGCGGCGACGAACGTCAGCGGCGGGGCGGTGATCCATCGGCTCGCGGCCTTGGGTGCCGGCGCATGATCCTCCTCGTGCAGTGGCGGCGGTTCTGCCGCTGGCTCGGCGCGATTCTGCTGGCGTGGGGCGCGGATCCGGACGCCGTGCCGGAGGAGGACTGGGCCATCGACCCGGCCATCCGGCGCGCGGTCCATCGCTCCTTCTCGGCGATCGGCTTGCCCGTCGCGCAGTTCGCCGACGACTTCGACCTTGAGGACGCGGGCAAGGTGCAGGCGGTCCTCCACTACGCGGCGCGCTTTCTCGGCATCGACCACGGCTTGCGCACGGTTGGGGATGTCGTCGTCTTCCTCGACTGGGCGCAGCGCATCCAACGGTAAGCGCCATGTATACCGAGGTGCTGATTCAATCCGTGAAACCAGATATTCCGGCGAGCAGTCTGCTGATCATTCTCGTTGCGCAGGGCGCGGGCTTGCCGGATGTGCCGGACGTGGTCAGCACCAGCGGCCTGCTCTTCGATCCGCTGATCCTGCGGCGGGCGGCCGTGGCCCTGCTCGCGCGGTTGAATGCGACGCTGGCGATGCTGGTGATCGTGCAGGCGCTGGTCGGGACGCACGTCGATGTCACCTCGCCGCTCCCGCCGGAGGTGCCCTGATGCCGCTCTGGCCGAATTTCGTCGGTCAAGCGTATTTCACCCAATCGGCCAGTATTGCGGCGGATAACTGCATCAATATTTTTCTTGAAACGACGCGCAACGCGGCCGATCCCAAACGCGCGACGTTCTACGGCACGCCTGGGCAACTCTCGCAAGGTGTGCAGTTGCCGGCCGTGAACTGCCGCGGGCTCTTCAGTCAGGATGGGCGCGTGTTTGGCGTGGCCGGCGGTAGTTTTTTTGAATGGGCCTGGCCCGCGACGACCACCACGAATGTGCATCCGGTCGCGAATGATGGGCTGCTCGTGACGTTTGCCAGTAATGGGCAGGGCGGCAACCAACTCGCGGTCTGCTCGGCTAATACGCTCTACATCTTCAATCTCGCGACGGCCGTCTGGACCACGGTGACGTTGTCGTTTGTCCCCGTCATGGTGGGCTACATGGACGGGTATTTTCTGGCGAACGAGAAGAACACGCCGAAGATGTGGTTTTCCAATCTGATGAATGGCCTCACGTGGTCCGCGACGGATTTCTTTACCCGGTCCTCGACCTCCGACAACCTCGTGGGCTTTGCGGTCAACAACCGCCGGATCTGGGCGCTGGGGAGCAAGACGACGGAACTCTTTCAGGATAGTGGCGATGCCACGACTCCGTTTATTCCGATTCCGGGCTCGGTGATGAACGAAGGCACGAACAGTTATCAGTCGATCACGACGATTGCCGATACCGTCTTCTGGGTGGGCAGCACGAAAGAGTTTGGGCACGCGCAAATCTTTGCGGGCGCGGGCCTGCAGCCGCGCGTGATTTCGACGCCGCCTATTAGCTACGCGATCTCTGCCAGCACGAATATCGCGGAGGCCGAGGCACTCAGCTACACGCAACGCGGGCATGTGTTTATCTGTTGGACGTGGCCCTCCCTGAATGGCGGCCGCGGGCAAACGTGGTGTTATGACCTGACGGAAGAGGCGTGGCATCAGCGGGCCACCTGGGCCGCGGCGGGCGGCGACTTCCAATACTTGCGGTGGTCGGCTCGGGCCAGTTGCGCGTTCGCAAACCCGGCGTCAGGCTTACTCGCGGCGCCGTTGGTCGGCCAGGTGGACTCGTTCTGGCTCTGCACGTTGTCGCTAGACACCTACACCGATCAACTACCAGGCACGCCCTCCACCACACAGCCGATCATTCGGCTCCGCACCGCGCCGTATCTCAGTGCCGAGAATCAATGGTTCTTTCTGCAGCAGATCGAGCTTGGGATCGAGGCGTCGCTCGGCGGGCTGACGGCGCCCAATGTCATGTTGCGGCTGAATCCCAATAACGGCGCGTCCGCAAGCTGGACGCCGTTCATGCCGGCCGCCATCGGCCTTCAGGTCGATGGGCAAGCCGTGGCCCAGTGGTTTCAATTGGGCCGCGCGCGGGCGGATCGGCTGGTGCTTCAGATTGTGCAAAATAACGCCGCGCCGTGTGTCTGGGGGCCGGGACTCTACCTGCGGGCGAGTCCCGGCACGGGGCAACTCTAAATGGGGAAGCCGGTGCCGCCGCTGTTAACGCCGTTGGTGACCGAAGGTCGTTTGGTAACGTCCGACCTCTGGCAGCAATACTTCAATCAACTCTACACGGAAGGGACGTGGCGGCCGGTGCTGGGCGGCAACACGACGACGGCGGGCCAGACCTATAGCTATCAGGCGGGCCGCTATATCAAAGTCGGCCGACTCGTGGTGGCCGTGGCCCAATGCGGGCTCTCGGCGAAAGGCACGGTCAGCGGCTATATCTCGGTGCAGGGCTTACCGTTTCAGGCTGAGATTCACCCGGTGGGGGTTCCGCAGTGGTCGGCGAGTGTGGGCTATTTCAATCTGGCGCTCCCCCTTAGCTGGTGCGGGGGGATTCTGAGCCCAGGGCAGACCTCCGTGGCGATCACCGGCGTGCCGGCGGGGGGGGCGGTCGGCCCCAATGTGCTGGATGCGCCCACGTATCTCACCAACACGAGTGCGATGCTGCTGAGCATTTCCTATCTGGCGCAGGACTAGGAGCCGCGATATGGCAACGAACACGGAACCGTGGGGGCTCACGCCGCTCACGACGGAAGGGCTCGCCAATCTGGGCCATCCCCTGAGCCTGCGCGACTTCAATCAGGACGCGCAGGGCCGCTACTGGCGCATGATTCGCGGCCAGAAAACTTATTACCCCAAGGAGTGGTTCGATTCGAGCGGGACGTTCACGGGGACGGGCACGCAATCGGGCGACCGCGCCGGCCAGGATAAGGGCTTTTTCAAGCAGGGCATGAAGTGGAACTGGCAAACGGGCCAGTGGGAGAACCCGACGAATTGGGCGAATGTGATCGGCGTGGCCGCCGCGGGCGGCGTCGGTGCCGGGATCGCGGCGCCGGCGATTGGTGCCGCCTTGGGCGGCGGCGGTGCCGGCACTGGTGGAACAGCCGCGACGGGGGGCTGGGGATCGACCGAATTCCTCGGACCAGCCGTGGAGGGGGCTGGGGCGGGCGGCGCGGGAGCCGGCACGGCCGCCGCCGCGACAACGGTCGAGGACTTGTTCGCGAGCGGCAGTGCCATTCCCAACGTCGGCGCCGCAGGGAACACTCTCGCAGACATCGCGGCGAACAGCGGCGGGGGTGGCGGCGCCACCTCGTGGCTGACGAAACTACTGGGCAAGGACACCACCATCCCGGCCCTTGCGAACGTCTTCGGCAATATCTACGCGGCCAACAAGCAAGCTGGTGCAAGCGAAGAGGCGCTGAAACAGCAGCAGGCGCAGTTCGATGCTGCGCTGAAGGTGGCACAGGAAGAGCAGACCTACAACCGCAATCAATACGGGGACTATCTCGGCAGGTTGGCGCCCTACAACCAGGCGGGTCTCGAGGCCAACTCCCGCGAGGCGCAATACATGGCGCAGCCGAGCGCCTCGGGCGGCTTCCCGGCGCGCTCGAGCGTCGCGCCGCCGACGCCGCAACCGAGCAGCGGTCCCGCCGCGTCGGTCGTCCCGCCAGTGCAACCGCCCGGTGGCACGCAGCAGAGCGCGACCGTGCGAATGAAGGCGCCTGACGGCACCGAGCAGGATATCCCCAGCGGCCAGGTGGCGCACTATCAACAACTCGGCGCGACGGTCATCGGCAACCACTACACCACGATGGGGCAGCCGTAATGCCTACCTACGATCAAATCAACGCGCTCTACCAGAAGTATCTAGGTCGCGATGCCACGCAGGACGAGGCGAACGGCTGGATTAACGGCAGCTACGGGGCGACGGACCTCGCCGGCATCGAGGCGCAGATCAAGGGGAGCGGGGAAGCGCAGGCGCACACGAACTGGTTTCAGCAGAATCAGCCACCGCCGATGATCGCGACCGGCGGCGGTGCCGCGCCGGCGGGTTCGACGTTGCCGCCAGTGGGCACTTGGACGCAAGGCGGCCAGCCGGTGTCGACGCTCACACCGTCCGAATACGCGTTCGCGTCTGCCCATGATCCCGCCAACGCCGCGCAGAGTGGCGGCGGCGACCTCCGGTCGCGCATTCAGAAGGCGCTGAGCGATGCCGGCAGCACGGACGACCCCGAATACTGGTATCAGAAAATCTCCAGCGACCCGAACGGCGCGGGTTCGGCGTGGGCGTATTGGCTCGATCGCATCAATCGCGGCGATGGCGCGGCCGGTGTGCGTAACGGCACCGTGCAGCGGTTCCAAGACAGCGGCGGCGGCGGTGGCGGTGGCGGTGGCGGTGGCGGTGGCGTGAACTATGCCCTCGCCGGCGCCAGTGGTGGGGCGATGCCTGGCACGCTGACGGCCTACGGCGTGCCGACCACGCCGTATCAGTCGCAGCCGTGGACGGGCGGTGCCTACACGCCGCCGCCGGTGCCCTCGAATCTGCAGACGCCCTACACGCCCGCGACATGGCAGGGTGGGGACTTCCAAGCACCAGCGAAAGACCCCGCGCTCAATACGCCCTATGCGGTGCGGCAGTGGACCGGCGGGCAGTTCACGCCGCCGGCGATTTCGGATGCCCTCAGAACGGGCAACACGTTCGACCCGACGGCGACACTGCCGCACTTTGCGACCGGCGTGCAGAATTTCAGCGGCGGGAATGCGGTGGTCGGCGAGAACGGCCCTGAAACCGTCACGCTGCCACCCGGCAGCAATGTGACGCCGTGGTCCTCCTTCTATGCCCCGTCGGCGGCCGACCTCCAGAACAGTCCCGGCTTTCAATCACGGCTCGCGCTCGACCAGCAGGCGCGCGAACGCAGCGCCGCGGCCCGTGGCTCCATTCTCAGCGGCGGCACGCAGCTGGAGCTCGGGCGCGCGGCGCAAGACTACGCGAGCAACGAATACAACAACTTGTTCAACCAGTCGCTGCAGACGCGCGGTCAGAACGTCGCCGAACAAGGGCAGCAGTTCAATCAGGCGCTGGCGGGCCAGCAGCAAAACTTCGGGCAGTATGCGACGCAGGCGGGGCTCGACCTTGGCGCGCGGCAGCAAAACTTCAATGAAGGGCAAGGCTCTTTCGCGAATGCGCTCGCCGCGTATCAAACCAATTACAACACGTTCCAGGGCGGGGTGAACAACGCGCTCGCGGGCCGGCAGCAGGCCGAAAACGAGTATCAGGCCAACGTGCTGAATCCGTCGCAATACAGCTACCAGAACACCTACGCGCAATATCTGGCGGATCAGCAGCGACAGTTGACTGACTACCTGACGAACTACGGCATCAACCGGACGGGCGTGCAGGACTTCTTCAATCAGAACAACGCCGTCGCGAATCGCGGACTACTGGCGACGACCAGCGGTCGGCCCGCAGGGACATAAATCATGGCGAGCATTGCCGACATCCTCATCGCCAAGGGCAACGCCGCCGCGGCCGGCACGCTGCAGCGCGGCAACATCTACGCAGACCTGATCCGCAATCTGTCCTCGATTCCGGGGCAGGCGATGCAGCAGCAGCGGGCGCTCGAGCAGGACCGGCTGAAGCAGCAGGAGCTGCAACAGAACCTACAAGTCGGGCAGCAGAATCTGACCCTCGGCCAGCAGAAACTGGCGGCGAATCAACTGGAGACTGACGCCGACGCGCTCGCCAGCCAGTTGCCGCGGACGCCAGAAGGCGATCTCGACACCGAACAGATTGGACAGATGGCCGGGAACCATGATCCGCGGGTCGTCGCGCACGCCGTGACGGCGGCGCAGCGGCTGAATGCCGCTGGCACCGCCTATCGCGAAGCGCAGATGAAACTGGCAACTACCAGAGACGATGCGCTCGGCGAATTCGGCCTGCAAGTAAAGCAGAACCCGACCGACCTCGGCACGTTTCAGATGATTGTGGCCGAAGGACAGAAGCGTGGATTAATCGATAAGGCCGCCGCACCGCAGATGTTGAGAAACGCCATCGAACAACCGGGTTTCATGGGCCAGCAGGCCGATGCATGGATCAGCCGATCGAAAGAAGCACGCGCAGCCGGCGAACCGAAGATCACACTGATTCCGGAGGGCTCAACACCATTTGTGTCCCAACGCAGCGGCGGGACGACCACGTTCGGGCCGTTGCCGGGATACACCGTCAAGCCGAAGCCGCCCACTGAATCAGAACTCGCGTTGAGAGCGGCCCAAGGCGATCCGGATGCCGTCAAAGCGATGGGGATCTTGAAACCACAGACCCCGCGGCCCATTGCCGAACAACTGCTCGAGGCGGTTACGAAAGGGGATCGGCAGGCCATCGAGAACATCAGCAAGACCATGCGGACGGCGGCACTGGCCCGACAAGATCCCGCCGCTGCGGCGCTCGCCCTTGAACTGAAAAAACTGAGCGTGAATGAAGCGCAGGCACGGCTGGATAAACTACGGGAGGATGCCAAGCCGCTCGACATTTCGCCGAATATCCAGACGACCGCGACCGGCAAGACGTATCTGGACGGTTCGACCTATACCGGCAGCGCGCATGAGAAAGCGGTCACTGCCGCAGGCGCTGCGGGGATTCCCATCATCAACAAAGAGCAGGCGGGCGCCCTGCAGGAAGTGGATAACGCGCGGGCGAATCAACGCGCCATCTTGTCGCAAATTGAATCGATCCTCCCAGAGAGTGCCGGCGGTCGTCCTGGCGCTTGGATCAATAAACGGATGGCCGACATCTTTCAGACGAACGAACAAATCGCCGCATTCGGCTCGTGGCGCACCGCGGCCATTAACACCTTGCGCGCGACGGCAGGCTCGAAAGGCTTACGTATCAATCAAGCCGAAATCGCGCAGGCCATCGAAAACGACATTCCGAAGCTGACCGACACGGTCGGTGTCGCGCGGCAGAAAGTGGCGAATATCACCACGCTGCTCGACAACGTGGAGAACTCGATCGTGGTGCGCAACCGCAGCGTGCCGGTGCAACCAGCTGGGCCGACGCAACCGGTCGCCACGCCGCCGAACGTGCAAGGACTGTTGAATCGCCCCTGAAGGAGTGCGACCCGTGCCTGAACCTGCCGCGCCGCCCGACGTCACACTCGGCCCGAGCGACTACAAGTTTATTTATGACCTGCTGACGTCGAGCGAGGCGAGCCAGCGGCAGCAAGGACAACAGTTCGCGGCGAAGCTGCGGCCAGACGAGGCGCAGAAGTTTTTTGAATTTCAGCACGCGGTGAACCAGCCAGACCCCAACGCCAGCCCCGATCGCGACATGGTGAAGGCGTTCGGCATTGGCATCTCGCCGGAGATGGCATTAGGTGCTGGGCAGGCAGGGCGCGCGATTGTCGGCGCGGTCCGTGGGACAGGCGCTGTCGCGGGTGCGGTCGAAGCGGCGGCGCAACTCGCGCCCACGGTGAAATACGAACTCGCGAAAACCGCCTTGACGTCGATGGGGGTGCCGACGCCGCTGGCCGTGCTCGCCGCGCAGGCCATTTCTCTGTATCGCGGGGGCGGCGCGACGAAGACGACCACATCCGCCGCAGAACCCACCCCGATCAATTCGCGTGCGACCGGCACCGGCCTGACGCCTGGCGAGACGCCGCCTATTAATGCGTCGTATCGCGTGGTGCCGCCGCCGGTGGGCGGTGCCGCTTCACCCACGACCACCACCGGCGCGACACCGGGACAGGTGCCCCCGACACAGACCAGCTACCGCGTCGTGCAACCCCAGCCACCGCAGGCGCCGCCGGCTGGCCCTCCAGGGGCAACTGCCACCCGATGGGCACCGGGCGCGGCACCGCCCGTAGAACCCCCGCCAGCGGCCTCTGCGCCCGTGCAGAGCGCGCCGGCCCCTGCGCCTGCGCCTGCCTCACCCGCGCCGCCCGCGCCCGTGCAGGCCGCCCAGAGTGCGCTGATCCAAGCCGCCGCCCGCGCACGGATCCCTGTCACGAAGGCCGAGCTCGACGTGATGGTGCCGCACGTCATCGCCGGCAACCCGCCGGAGGCTGTGCTCGAGGCGCTCGTGAAACTGCGGCAGGCGCCGGCCGCGTCCGTCGCCGAAGCCGCGGCACCACGACCGGAGCAGGTCGACGTGGAGGGGAACATCCCGGCCTCGAAAAGCCGCCGCGGCGTCCCCTCGGCCACGCCAGGCCTCACGGTGGCCGACGTGGAGGACCTGGGGCTGAATCCTGCCTTGAAGATCAAGAAGCTGACGCCAGAGATGATCGCCAACGTGATGCGCAACCGGGCGCGGCGGGCGGGGCTCTATCGCAGCGACGCCGCGTTTAAGAAGAGCACCGATGCGATGGCCGCGTCGGAGCGGTAGAAGGAGTCGGTATGCCTGAGTCGAAGACGGCGGCGCCTCGCACCACGTCGACCGGCGCCACCGCGGTGCTCGCGATCGGCCCACATCAGATCACGCGCATCAATGACGAGCTCGTGACGGTGACGTATCCCGCCGGCGCGACGACGGTGCTCAGCGTGCAGCCGGATGGGACGCTCGAGACGCGGCCCGCCGGCGCGCAAGGCCCGTATGAGCTCGCGGTGCTCAAGGTCGACCGTCTGGTCTATGCGCCGATTGGCGACGCCGGCCCGGTCTATCTGCTGCCCTACAGCGACGAGATTCCGAACGTATGACCGGCTACGCGCACACCTGGCCGCTGCTGTCGTCGCCAGTCCCGCCGCCGCCGATCATCGTCGTGCGCCCGCCGCTGCCGCCCTTCGATACGGACACGACCGACCCCGACACCGGGGCGCCATTGCCGGTGTATACGACACTCCGCGAAGAGCCGCCGGCGACGGCCCATGTGCGCTGGTGGCGCGGCGATGCCTGGGGACTGACCGTGCCGGGACTGCCGCGCGTGCCAGGCGGCGCCGATGGACCGGCGCAGGATCGCGTGCTCACATATTTTCTCGACCGCTACGGCACGACGTGGGAGCCGGAAATCCTGGCGCGCTACACGTCGTATGGCTACACGCACATTTCATTGTCGCCGCAGGACAGCTTCGCGAACGGCCAGAGCGAAGACGACTACGTGCGGATGGCCGTCCGCTGCCGCGAGGCCGGACTGTTCGTGCATCACTTGATGCGCAGCAAGTACTACACGCCGTCGATGGGGAAGTCGGCGCCGCGCGACCCGACGCTGAACCTCCTAAAGGAACGCTTCCGCCGGCCGCCGCTCCCGAAGCAGCGGAGCGCGCCGCCCGAGCTCCACGCGCCGGACGCGCTCATCGAGCGGCTGTTGGCCGAAGGCTGCATGAACGTGGAAACGCCAGCCTGGGAGATGAACTACTGGAGCCCGAGCGTTTGCCGCCAGATGATCGACCACGACGCCGCGCTCATCGGCACGCGCTGCCTGATCATGCTGCACTTCTACCCGCACTACATCAGCTGGCAAGAGAACCACGAAACGCCGACGGACTTCTGGCAGGCGAACTACGGCAAGGTCGATGGCATCTGCTATCAGTGCGATCCGTATTGGACGGCCGGCATGATGGCCGCGCGCGTCACGGATGGCCTGGACCGCCTGGCGCCTGGCGGGCTGTGGGGACTCGGCGACAGCGGGCGCGGGCACCCGATCGATTACTGCGTGTGGGAGACGATCGCGACCTGCCAATACAACAACGACGACGACGGCGACGAGCGCCTGGCCGACGAGGACATCGGGAATTTAAAGGGTTACGAGTGCGGGAATTCGCCTGGCCGGATGGTCGCGCGTGGCTACGGCAACGGCGGGCGCCGGCCGGACGGGACGCCGCTGTAGACGAGTCCGGTAGGTGTCAAGAGTTTGCCCCCAGTTTGCCCCCAACGGGATCTGGCGAAAACAGGCGCAAACGAGCCTATCTTGGGCCGACCTTGTGGGCTCATAACCCAAAGGTCGCGGGTTCAAATCCCGCCCCCGCAACCAACCTTTTCGCTCAATTCCCTAAGTAATTTACGGAAACGGCCTACTTGCCCCGGCGTCAGGGCAATGTAGGCCGCTGTTTCTAATATCCACGTTTTTCCTAGAAAAACCACTATTCCCCGATCTCCTTTTTGCCCCTCGTTTTTGCCCCCGGCGACCGGACGAGGCGCGGCTTGAGCACGTCCGCGAGATACGACCCGAGTCGATCGCTGATGCTCTGTTGCTCTTCGACTTGGAACGGCGCGTAGGTCGCGCGCGTGGTGTTCGGATCCCGGTGCCCGAGTAACGCTTGGACGTCGCCGAGACCCGCGCCGCGCTGCAAGGCGGCACGGGCGATCGAATGTCGCACCGCATAGGGGCGGATGCCGTGGGGCCAGCCCGCCCGGTGGATCACGTTCCCGTAGTGCGTGGTGTCGAACACGCCCCAGGCATCGGCGGCGATGAACGCTTCCCAGGCGGCCAACTGCGACGGGTTCAAGACGATGGAGTGGGCGGGTTCGCCTTTCGCATTGCGCACCAGCCAGACGCCGCGCCGGCCGTCGAAGCGCAGATCATCCGGCTGGGCGCGGCCGACCTGCACGGGCCGCTGCCCAGTGGTCGCGGCGACGTAGAAGCGCGCGAACGTCTGCGGATCGATCGTGTTTAAGCGCTCGAGCACGTCCCGCACGAGCTCGACCGGCACCGTGGGCGGGGGATTCTGGTGGCGTGCCGGCACCTTAGCGTCATCGACCGGCGTCGCAGCGTTCTTCCCGTCCGTGGTTCGAAAGAAGTCCTGTAAAACGCGGCAGCGATGCCGAATGGTCAGCGCCGAGACGATGCGGCCACTCGTCGCCGGCGCGCGGCGCTCGTGGTGCTCGATCGCTTGGCCCTTCCGCGCGTAGCGGGTGATGCGCACGCGGCGGATGGCGTGCGGTGACGGTGCGGTCTGCCATTGCCCGATCGCTTTGTTCACATGGCCCGTCGTCCACGCGGCGAGCGGGAGATCCCCGAGCAGCACGCCATCAACGCGGACCTCAAACCACGCGCGCATGTGTGAGGTATCGGCCGCCGTGCTCGGGCGCCCAGCGATCTGTGCGAAGTAATCGGGCGCTGTCGTGCGGAGGGTGCCCGTGCGGGTGGGCGCTTGATCGCGATCGAAATCGGCGCGGTGCAGGTCGCGCGCCTCTCGTGTCAGCCGTTGTCGGGCTGCGTCCACCCACTGTCGGATCTGCTTCAGTGGGGTGTCAGCGGGGAACCGCGTCGGCGGCGCCACGCGGCCCGCCGCCATCACGAGCACTTCATAGCGGCCGTCGGAATAGCGGTAGATGTTCGGGGCGATGCGGGTGCGCTTCTGTTTCATGGGTCCTCTGGGTTCAGAGCCGCCTGCCGTTCATCGAGATGGGCCGTCACGGCTTCCACGATCCGCACGTCGTCCGCGCTGAAGCGTTGCAACCGTTCTGCGATTTGCTGGCGCACGTCGTTCGTGACGATCCGCTGCACCGTGCGTTCAATCTCAAGCACCACCATCGGCCTGGTGCGGAGTAAGAGCTCAACGAGCGTAATGAGCCGCTGGGCGCAGGCCTGCGCCGCCTCGTGGTCAAGGGATCGCACGGTGATTACGACGCCGCCGACAGATCGCCAGACATATCCCGGAGCATGGCGACGAGGCAGCGATACTGCTCATCGGCCACGCGCTGCAAGTCGGCTTGAATGCGGCGAATACATTCGATCTCGATGACGGCGTTCACGGGCTGGCCCTGGCCGCCATTGTCGTCGGGCTGGGGCATGAAATCGTCAATGCTGCGCTCAATTAAGAGCGCCGCGTCTGGATTGCGCTCCCCGAGCACGGGAAGTTTGTCGATCGACCGCTGCACGCTGATCTGCACATCGGCACGGAGCATCGCTTTGGCTGGCTTGGGCGCAGGAATTGTGGCCAAGCGGTGGAACTCAACGACGTGACTCTTCAGCATGCCAACCTCCGCGTTTGATGACCGTGGATTCACAGATGATCCTATCGACGCTTTTTCCCCTCTTCGGTGCGCTGGGCTGCTTCGTGCTGGGCTAAGAACTGCAACAGCGTTTCTTGGCGGTGCGCAGTGAGCTGCTCGATGCGGTCGAGTAATGCCACGCCGGCATCGCTCTCTTGCATCAGCAGCAAGCGTTCGACGCGGAGTCGCATGCGGGTGGGCGCCCTGGTGTAGGCCTGCGCGATTTCCAAGGCCTCGTCCGGTAACCCCTCTAGGCGCGGATCGTCAGGACTGATCGGTTCGTCGGCGCGTTCCACCATCGCGGGCGTGGTGCCCAGGGCTGCGACGATCTGCAGATACTTTTCGCGACGGGTCTCCATCGACGCCGTCTCGAGGCCGCGGATCGTATTCGGCGCGACGCCTGCGAGTTTGCCAAGCGCCGCTTGCGTCAACTTGAGTTTTTGACGCAACGCCCGCAGTCGGGCGCCAATCACAGCGGGATCCATACCGCTATATTTCAGATCGGCAGCCTCGGATGCAACAGCAAGTCTTAGCATACGCAACTACTTACGCTTGATACGCGCCTGACGATACATGAGGTATTGACAAAACGCAAATAGCAGCGCTAGAGTTGCGCTCAATAGTTAAGCTAGAAGCGCAACTATGGAACTCAAAAAATACCGGCGGATCGCGGGTCTGACGCAGACACAACTCGCGACGAAATCTGGCGTCGACGTCACGCTGATTTCGCGCCTAGAGCGCGGAGAACGGCAAACGGCGTCCTATGAGAGCGTCGTGCGCTTGGCGCGGGCGTTGAATCTCGAGCCGGAAGAACTGATGCCGGTCGACTTCGAATCGAAGCCCAGTCGCCTCGTGGCCGAAGCGGCGAAGAGGTCGGCGTGAAGACCACTTGGCGGCTGGATGACGAGGCGCAGCAGGCCGCGCTCGCGCGGGCCAAGGCGGGGCTCCTGCTGGGCCCGGCCGACATGGGCGCGCTCTTCCAGTTCGGCAATTCCCGCTTTGCGCGGGGGCAAGCCACGGGCGAATTCGATCGCTTCAAGGTCCAGCATCCCATCGGCAAACACTGTTTCTCCGGGACGCTCGTCTACCGCTACTTGCAGGGTGAGCGGATCGAGGAGCCGGTCTTCGGCCGGAAAGCCACGACGCGGCGGCAGGCATGACGCGCGTCCGCGTGCGCGTCAAGGTCGTCTGTCTGGACTGCGGCCACAAGTGGGCGGTGTCGCCCACCGCCAGTCCCGAGTGTCCGCGCTGCGGCAACACCGACGTGCAGGTGCGCGAACCATGACGTTCCAGTTCTGGCGCCGCTGGGTGCAGCACGACGGCCTCATCGACCGGCTGATTCGCACGCCACGGCAGACGCACCAGAAAGCGACGCCCGCCGACTACGAGACGATGCAGGCCGCCGCGGGGCGCCGGCGCGACGCCGCCGACGATAAGCGCCGCGAAGCCGCGCGCATCCAGTCCGGCCAGCCGGTCGCCGAGCGCCTGCGCCTCGTCGGGCGGGGGAAGCCATGAAGCTGGTCGCCGGCCTGTTGACGTTTCCCGGCGTCGCGCCACGGGCCGCCGTCCAGGCCTCGATTCGCTGTCCGGACTGCGACTGGGCGGCGATCCACTTCGGCGACAACGGGATTGAAATCGCCATCTTCCTCCGCGAGCTCTATCGGCAGCACCTGGCCGAGCGCCATCCGGACCTGACGTTCTCGGAGGTGCCGTCGTGAGGCAGGAAGACGAAACCCGCCAGGCGGAAGCGCACGACCACGCCCGCGCCGGCGAACGCGGCGAGCGGATCAAGTTCATCAGCAGTGACGTCATCAGCAAGCTGCTCGCGGCTGGCCTGCTCCGCGGGGATCCGCGGGCAGCGACCGTGATCACGTTTCACGTTTTAAGCGATCACCTCTACGCCAATCGGTCGATTGATATTCCGGAGTTCGATCGGCCATGAGGACGTAGACAGAGATTCAGAGCTCAGCGGCGGGGCGAGGCCGGGCGGGGCGAGGCAGGGTTTGGCCGGGTGAGGGCATGGCGCGGCAATGCGAGGCATGGCGTGGTAGTGGTAGGGCGAGGTTTGGGTCCGGTGGGGCGAGGCGCGGCACGGTATGGCAGGGTGAGGTCGGGTAAGGCTAGGACAGGTCGGGTTTGGTTTGGTTCGGCGAGGTTGGATTGGGGAAAGGGCCGCGCTCAGCACGCGACCCTCTCAACAGCATCACATGAGGAGAGCACATGACACCGACTGCGAGCAGCGTAGCACGAAGCGAAGTGATTGCGATTGGTCCGATGACGACGAACGGCGGGAAGGCGGCCATCGAATATGCGCTCCCGTATGTGGCGTCCGCGCGCATCGTCGGCGTCGCTGATCTCCTCTTCCATCGCTGGAATGTTGAAGGCGTTGCGACGAAGGCGCGGGCCGCGAAGGGATCGAAGGCGAAGAAGTCCGATGACCTCGAGAGTTACGTCTATCGCGACGACGCCGGCGAATTGGCGCTTCCTGGTGAGTATCTGCGGCAGGCGGTGATCCATGCCGCGAAGTTTCGTCAGGATCCGCGGTCACCCAGGAAGAGCGCGATGGATCTCTTTAAGGCGGGCGTTGTGTGCCTGACGCCGCTGGCCTCGCTCGGTGCCCGCGATTGGGATTACGAAGATCGGCGGCGCGTGATGATTCAGCGCAACGGTGTGACGCGCGTCCGGCCCGCGATGCGCACGGGATGGTCCGTGGAAATTCAGTTGATGGTGAATCTGCCGGAATACATCCCACCCGATGCCTTGCAGGATGTGCTTGTGAATGCGGGGCGGTTGATCGGGCTGGCGGATTTCAGGC